ACGCCTACGACGCCCGCGCAAAGTGGACCGACTGGCACACCACCGTGATCACCTGGCAGCCCGGCAGCGTCACCCTGACCATCGACGGGCGCACGGCCGGCCACAGCACCACGGCCGTCCCCAACACGCCGATGAGCTGGGACATCCAGAACGAGACCGCCCTCGAAGGGCCAGCCCCGGCACCGAACACCAGCGCACAGATGGACATCGAGTACGTCAAGGGCTGGTCCTGGAGCTGAACGATTCGGGCAGCGACAGCACCCAGCCCCGCACGCCCGGCACCGCCTACATCGCCCACTGCCTCGTCGGACCAGGCGGCGCCGTGACCCTTTCCGTAGGCCGGTACACGATGTGGGTGCGGATCACCGACAACCCCGAGATCCCCGTCATCCCGTTCGGGCTGCTCAACATCACCTGAAGGAGACAGGACGTGGACGTTGTAGCTTCACAGCCGGGCGCTGTGCCCGCGCCCGTCGAACCGCTCCCGACAGGCCCGACCTGCGCCGCCTGCCCGGAGCCTGCCATCGTGCACTGGCTGCGCCGGCCGACCGATGACGAACTCGCCGAGGTCGTGCAGGCCGAGCGGGACCGCCGCGACCAGATCTTGCTCCTCGCCGACCCGCAGCTGCCCGCACCCGTATTCGGGCCTCTGCCGTCCGCGGAGGGCATGACCCGTGCTGTGTACGCGTGCGGCCCGCACGCCATCACCATGGACGCCGCGGCGCTCATCCACGCCAGCAGCTGCACCGCACCGAACGACGCCGACCTCCCAGGCTGCGACTGCACGCCCGAGGCCCTCCCGCCTGCCCCTGCAGAAGAGGTGCCCGTGCGAGCGCTTCCTGAGCACTGGGTGACGGGCGGCGCGTGATGCCCAAACAAGGACACGGGCGGAAAATGCCTGAGGGCTTCGAGGAATTCCGTTCAGACGGCAACCGTCGCTGCTGGGGACGGAACAAGAAAACCGGCAGCCAGTGCGGAGCCGTCGCCTTGGCCGGACAGAACATCTGCCGCTACCACGGCGGCGCCGCACCGCAGAGCCTCAAAGCGGGGGAGCGGCGCGTCACCGAAGAGAAGGCCCGAGTGCTCGTGGGAACGTATGGCCGGAAGGTCGAAACCACCGCGACGGAGGCACTCCTCGACGAGGTGAAGTGGACTGCCGGCCACGTGGCGTGGCTGCGGGAACGCGTCCAAGAGATCGAGGCCGTCGAGGACGCCGGTGTTGACGCCGAGAACGGCCTTGTGTGGGGCACCACCCGCCGCAAGTCCGGCGGCGAAGACCGCGGCGTCACCGAGGAAGCCGTCCCGAGCATCTGGCTTCGCCTGTATCAGCAAGAACGTACCCACCTCGTGAAAGTGTGCTCCGAAGCGATTCGCGCCGGCATTGAGGAGCGGCGGATCCGTCTTGCGGAGCAGGAGGGTGCACTTGTCGCGCAGGCGATCAGGGCGATCCTGGCGGATCTCAACCTCACTGCGGAGCAGCAGGAGCGGGTACCCGAGATTGTTCCGCGGCACTTGCGCGCGCTCTCGGCCTGACCGGGCGGGGTGGTGCTGGTGACGGTCACAACGGACTGGGCCGAGTTCGCGGCTCGCGAGTTCGAGCCGCAGATGGAGAACCGGTGGGGGTCGCCGGGTGCGCTGGCCCGGCATATGGACCCGCAGACGGTGCAGACCGCCGCACTCGATCTCCTCGACGGCAACCTCGTGGACGTTGCCGAGGGCCGCTGTCCACGCCTGATCTGGTCGATGCCGCCCCAGGAAGGGAAGTCGGAGCGCACCTCGCGCCGCTTCCCCTTGTGGCTGCTGGTCCGCAATCCCGATCTGCGGATCGCGATCGTCTCCTACGAGCTGGGTGTCGCCCGGCGTTGGGGTCGCGCGATCCGTAACGACATCGCTGAACATCCCGAGCTGGGGCTGACCGTCAGGCAGGACACTTCCGCCGCCCACGAATGGCAGCTGGAGGGCCACCGCGGCGGCGTGTACAGCGTCGGCATCGGCGGCGCGCTCACCGGGCGCCCCGTCGATCTCCTCCTCGTCGATGACCCTCTCAAGGGCCGCAAGGAAGCCGACTCGCCGACCTACCGGAACGCGTGCAAGGACTTCTACACCGACACCGCCCGGACCCGACTGGCGCCCGGCGCACCGGTGGTGATCATTCAAACCCGCTGGCACGAGGACGACCTGTCCGGCTGGCTCCTGTCCGGACCATCCGGCAGCGAGTGGCGGTACATCAACGTCCCAGCCCAGGCCGAGGACGCCTCGGATCCGCTCGGCCGCCGGCCCGGCGAATACCTGACCTCGGCCCGCGGCCGGACGCCCGGCGACTGGGAGGCCACGAGGCGCGACGTCGGCGCCCGCACTTGGGCGGCTCTCTATCAGGGGCGTCCGGCCCCGGCTGAGGGCGGCCTGTTCAAGCGGTCGCATTGGCGCTGGTATCAGGCTCCGAAGGGGATCCGTCGCGAGGACGGGTCAATGTGGGTGCACGGCGCCGACGAGATCATCCAGTCGTGGGACATGGCGTTCAAAGACACCAAGGCCAGCGACTTCGTCATCGGCCAGGTGTGGGCTCGATTCGGCGCGGACGTGTTCCTGCTGGACCAGGTCCGTGACCGGCTCGACTTCCCGGCGTCGTGCCGGGCGGTGCAGACCATGTCGGCGAAGTGGCCGCAGGCGAACGCCAAGTACGTCGAGGACAAGGCCAACGGCCCCGCGATCATTGCGCAACTCCGTGCAAGCGTCCCGGGCCTGATCCCCATCACGCCGAAGGACTCGAAGTACGCCCGCGCCGCCGCAGTGTCGCCGTTCGTCGAATCCGGCAACGTGCACCTGCCAGACCCGGCCCTGGCCCCGTGGATCGACGAGTACGTCGTCGAACATGGCGCCTTCCCGAACTCGCCGCACGACGACCAGGTCGACGCCACCACGCAGGCCCTGCACCGCATGCTCGGCGGCGGCGGATCGATGGAGCAGGCCATGGACTGGCTGCGCGGCTTCCGGGGCACCGACGGGCCACCCCAATCCTGACGAACGCTCAACCAGAAGGGGAGACCGTGGCCCGCTGGAACCCGTTCCGCCGTACCCCCCTCAACCAGCCGGACACGACGAAAGCCGTCAGCCCGGCCAGCGTCCCGGCCGCCACGTTCAGCCCCGACCAGGTCACCTCCCTCATCAACGCCGCCTCCTCCGCCGGACGACAGATCCCCGGCGTGGCCAACCCGCTGCCCCGCACCGACCCGGCCGTCGCCTTCGGGCCCGGCATGCCCCTGTTTCCGGCCGCCATCGACCCGGTACGCCCAGACACCGGACGGCCCGAGCCGCGCTTCAACGAATACCCGGTCAGCTCCAACCTGCCCGGCGTCTCGGACCGCCTCGTGCCGTGGAAGGTGCTGCGGGATGCTGCCGACGCGGGCGGCCTGCCGCGGCGGTGCATCGAAATCCGCAAGGCGGAGGTCACGACCCTCGATTGGACGATCACCCTCACCAAGCAGGCGGTTGAAGCCGCACAGGCCGGTACGTCGAAGCCTCGCTCCGAGGTCGACCAGGCGCTGCGGCAGCGAATGTCCCCCGAGATCGTGCGCTGCACCCGCTTCTGGGAGAAGCCCGACCGCGGCCAGGACGAAGACTTCGCCGAATGGCTGTCCAAGCTCCTCGAAGAGCACCTCGTCCTCGACGCCGTAGCGATCTACCCGCGCCTCACCTACGGCGGCGAGCTGTACGCCCTGGAAATCCTCGATGGCTCCACCATCAAGCCGCTCCGGGACCACCGCGGAGGCCGGCCTGCCGCACCGCAGCCCGCATTCCAGCAGATCCTGTGGGGTTTCCCGCGCGGCGAGTTCATCGCCGACACCGACGACGAGGGCGCTGTCCTCAACGGGTTCGCCGCCGACCGGCTCGTGTACAAGCGCCGCAACGTCCGCGCCCACACCCCCTACGGCTACTCCGCAGTCGAGCAGGCGTTGGAGGACGTCGACGTGTGGCTGCGCCGCCGCAAGTGGATTCGCGACGAATACACCGAGGGCACCATCCCCACCGGCCTGCTCCTCAATGAAGGCACCAGCGGCTGGACCCCGGCGCAGACCCTCGAGTACGAGACGGCCCTCAACGACACCTACGGCGGGTCCACGGCGGCCCGCCACCGGATGCGGGTCCTCCCGCCGGGGCTGAAGCCGGTCACCGAGCCGGATGTCGCAGAGCGGTACAAGCCCGAGTACGACCTTTTCCTCATCAAGCAGATCGCCAGCCACTTCGACGTCACGATCGCGGAGTTGGGCTTCACCGAGCAGGGCGGCCTCGGCTCGACGGGCTGGCATGAGGGTCAGGCCGACGTGCAGCAACGCAAGGGCACCCTGCCGACGTTGCGGTGGCTCCAACAGCTCCTGACGTCCGTGTCCCGCACCCACCTGGGCATGCCGCCCGAGTTGGAGTTCCGCTTCCTCGGCCTGGAGGAAGAGGACGAAGCGGCAGCCGACCAGGTCGCACAGAACCGCATCCAGTGGGGCCGCATGACCCTCAACGAGGACCGCGACCGTCTCGGCCAGCCCCGCTACGACTTCGCCGAAGCCGACAAGCCGATGATGATGACTAGCCGCGGCATGGTCTTCGTCGAGGGCGCCTCCGAGCGGGTACCGCCCGGGACAGTATCCGGGCCGGCTAAGGCCGCCGAGGGCGATGGCACCTCCGAGGGTGAAACCAGCGAGGAGCCCGCCAGCGAGGACGACACCCGGGCAGCCGGAGACGGCGAGGAAGCCGAAGCCCGGGGCGACGCCGTGAAGGCTGAGCTTGCCGCCTTTCACCGGTGGGCGAGGCGCAACCCGAACGCTTCGCGGCCCTTCGTCTGCGAGGTCCTGACCAAGACCGACGTGCCGGACCTGGACGGCAGCGCCCGGATCGTCTTCGCCACGCCGGGAGCTGATGCATCCGGCCCAAAAGTCCCTGACCTGGCCAACGCCCGCGACTGGCCCGGCTGGGGGTCCGACCTGAAAGCCGTCGCCTACTGGACACCGCGCATCCGCAAAACCATGCGGACCGCGGTCGACACCCGCCGCATCGCAGAGCAGTGGATCGCCGAGCGGGCCATCACCGTCAAAGCTGACGAGCCGGACCCGTCCGGTATCGAACGCGCCGGCGGCGATGAAGCGACCATCCGCACCAACCACGACGCGGTCGGCTGGCTCACTGCCCACGGCGTCAACCTCGTCACCGCCCTGGCGTTCATCAGCAAGTTGCACGCCGAGGGCTACGTGATCGGCGAACGCTCGGCCAGCGCGATCGTCTCCGGGCACGCCACAGTCGACTGGTCGACGTGGAAGCCGGGCCACACTGACGCCGCACGGCTTGTCTCGCCGACGGGCGCAGCGAACGGCCTGGACGCGCTGCTCGCGGATGCGGGGATCACCATCCGGTCTGTGGCCGCCAACCGCATGGACAAGCTCGCAGGGGCCCTGTCGGACGCGCTCGCCCGCGGGGACAGCGCCGACACTCTCGCGGGTGACCTGCGGGGCATCCTCGACAACGAGGCGTGGGCCGAGCGGATCGCGGTCACGGAAATCTCCCGGGCGGTGTCGGCGGCCACGCTGAACATCTACCAGGCCAACGGCATCACTCAGGTGTCGTGGGTGACCGCACCGGACCAGCGCACCTGCCCGCCGTGCATCACCAACGAGGCGGCCGGGGCGATCCCGGTCGGCCAGAACTTCCCCAGCGGCGCCCCGCACCCGCCGCAGCACCCATCGTGCCGCTGTTGCCTCCTCCCGGAGACCGGCGGCCTGTAACCGTGCCGATCGCGCGCTCACCGAAAGGAAACGCACATGACTGTCGCCTACGCGTGGGCGCCGATCACCAAGTCGGAGAAGCAGAACGACGGAACGCTCGTCGTCTACGGCCCGGCGGCTTCGTCCGCACTCGACCGCGACCAGCAGCGCCTGTCCGGCGACTGGCTGGATGCCGCGATGCCACGCTGGCTGGCCGAAGGCGGAGGCGTCCGCGAGCAGCATGATCCAAAGAGGGCGGTTGGGGTCGGTGTGGGCCTGTCGAAGGCCGATGACGGCTCCCACCTCCTCACCGCAAAGATCGTGGACCCTGTGGCGGTCAAGAAGATCGAGCACGGCGTGCTGCGCGGCTTCTCCGTCGGGATCAAGAACCCGAGGCTGGAGATGGGCAAGGCGGACGCCCCCAACGGGCTCGTCGTCGACGGCGACGTGATCGAGGTCAGCGTCGTGGACCGGCCCGCCAATGGCGAGTGCATGTTCCAGCTGGCCAAGGCCGATGCCGCCGGGGACCTCACGCTCGTCGAAGATCCGCACGTCATCACCAAGGTCGAGGAAACGGAGACGTTCGGGCTGCCCGCCGAGCTGTACGACCGGCTCGCCGCGCCCGTGAAGGAAGCCCTGGCTGAACTCGCCGCGAGCGGGGCCGCAGTGTCTGCCGAGGCGGCGAAAGCTGACTCTTCAGGCGACGTGCCCCCAGTGGTGGTCAACGTGGCCGTTCAAGCACCGGGGGCCGGGCTCGACAAGGCGGACCTGTCGGCGGCTGGCCGCAAGAAGGCCGCAGCATCCGGCGCGGCGATGAGCGACGGCAGCTACCCGATCAACACCAAGGCGGACCTCCGGAAGGCCATCCGCGCGGTGGGCCGCGGCGGCGCCGAGCATGACGCGATCCGTAAGCACATCGTCAAGCGGGCCAAGGCCCTCGGACTGGAGGCCATGGTGCCTGACAACTGGAACCCCGACGGGTCCACCGCAACGAAGGCCGACGAGGGGAACGACTCCGCACTCGCGGAGACCGTGACCAAGGCCGAGCAGGTTCTGCGTGACGTTCGCGCCCTCGCGCCCGCGCTGGCGAAGGCCGACGGAGAAGACGGCGCCAGCGGAGGCGAGGGCGAGACCGGCGACATCGTCGGCGCGGACCAGGCGATCGCCGTGATCGCGAAGCTCATCATCGCCGAGGCTGAGTCTCTCGCGCAGGGCAACCTGAACGAAGCCTGCGACATCGACCTCCTGCTCAGCGCCGTCCGCTCCCTGGCCTGGTTCAAGAGCCGCGAAGAGGCCGAGCAGGAAGGCGGCGCAGACGCCGAGATGGCGCTCGCCGACCAGCCCGACATCGCCAAGACCGACGCTCCGGCCACCCCGGCCGTCGAGCCCATCACCCAGACTTCCGACGCCTCCCAGGCGCCGGACACCGTGACGAAGGCCGATGTGGCCGAACTCGTCAAGGCCGCAGTCGCAGAGGCCACCGAAGCCGCAAAGGAGCGCGAAAACGCGCTCGCAGCCGACCTGGTGAAGGCGAACGCAGCCATCGAGGAGTTCCGCACCATGCCCGTCCCCGGCGGCCCCGCGCTCACCCGCACCGCCGCCCAGCAGGCCCAAGCCCGCAGCACCGACGCCGACCGTATGC